GAAAAGATAGAAAAAGACGGGTTTTTGATCAGCAAGAAACTAATTACAAAGAGTAGTAATAGAACTTGTCCAGTTTGTGATATTTACTCTTTCAACATTAAGGATGACATATACATGAATAAATATGATTGTTGTTTTAAATGTTTTCTTCAATATGTTGATGAAAGAGAAGAACGTTGGAAATCTGGCTGGAGACCAAATATAGGAGATAAATAATGGCCACTATTTTAGACATAATTCAAGGTATTTCGCAAGCCGCAGCAAATGCTTATGATGGTTCTCACATTGAAGAATATTCTCATGATGGCAAGGCTAGAAAAGTGGGACTTAAGAGAGAAGAAGGAAACCCCATTCTTGATTCAAGAGTTATGGACGGCTTTAATGTTAAATATTATGGCGATTCGCTTTGTATTGAATATCATGGAGAGACCAAATTAAAAGAAGTCCACAACAGAAACAAATTTGAAGGTGAAATTAACACGATGCTCAACAATATTAAAAAGTATTTGCAAAAAGAGTACAAATCAATAACAAGCAACTCTTTAACTCTTACAAAAGAGGGTGAATCAGATATTTTGGTCCAACATATGAGTAATATTAGGTCCTGGGTACAGGCGAAACAATATTATAAAATTGGTGGTCTCAAAGGAGTCGAACCGCTCAACACCAAAAGCGATAAAAACCGTTTAGACGATGCAGTTAAGAATTGGATTTCTCTCGGTAATGGACCAAAGCCGAAAAACGTTACCAGAAAGAAAGAGTAATGATAAGGAATGAATGTCTTATCAGCTAACAAAAAAAGAAATCACAAAAGAGGTCCTCAGAAGTGGAAAGGATCCAGTTTATTTTATAAACAACTATTGTAAGATTTCACACCCAATGAAAGGTTTGATTCCTTTCAAATTGTATGATTATCAAGAAGATCTTATTAATGATTTTAATGATTATCGTTTTAATGTTATTCTCAAAGCACGACAGCTTGGTATCTCAACAATTACAGCAGCCTATGTTGTTTGGTTAATGATGTTCCATCGAGATAAAAACATTCTTGTTATGGCTACAAAATTTAGCACAGCAGGCAATCTTGTAAAAAAAGTTAAATCTATTATTAAACGTCTTCCAAACTGGATGCAAATAACTAAAGTTATTGTTGATAACAGAACAAGTTTTGAATTAAGTAACGGATCGCAGATTAAAGCATCTTCAACTTCTGGTGATGCCGGTCGTTCAGAAGCGCTATCTCTATTGGTTATAGATGAGGCCGCTCACGTTGAAGGTCTTGAAGACTTGTGGACAGGTCTTTATCCTACAATCTCTACTGGTGGACGCTGTATTTCATTAAGTACTCCAAATGGCGTCGGAGGATGGTTCTATAAAACATATATTGATGCCGAGGCTAGAAGAAATGATTTCCATCCTATAAGATTAATGTGGGATGTCCACCCAGATCGTGATCAAAATTGGTTTGATAAAGAAACTAAGAATATGTCTATCAGACAGATCGCACAAGAGCTGGAATGCAACTTTAACACTTCAGGTGAGACTGTCTTACATCCGGATGATATAAAATTTATTGAACAAAATATAAAAGAGCCAAAATACAGAACTGGCTTTGATAGAAATTTCTGGATTTGGGAAGAATATAAACCAGAACACACATACATGATCGCTGCCGATGTTGCTCGTGGAGATGGACAAGACTTTTCAGTTTTTCATGTGTTTAAATTAGAAACAGCTGAAGTTGTTGCAGAGTATCAGGGGAAAGTAGCTCCGGATATATTTGCAAATATACTTTCTGATGCAGGAAAAGAATATGGTTCTTGCTTGTTGGTAGTCGAAAATAATTCAGTTGGTTTTGCTGTTCTAGAAAAGCTTAAAGATACAGACTATCCAAATATTTATTATTCAATTAAATCTACTCATGAGTATATAGACCAGTTGACTGCAGAATACAAATCTAATAGTGTCGCAGGGTTTACCACTTCTTTAAAAACAAGACCAATCATTATTTCAAAAATGGAAGAATTTGTAAGGAACAAGCTAATTACAACGTACTCGTCTAGACTTTATAATGAGTTTAAGACTTTTGTTTGGAACAATGGGAAAGCACAAGCTATGAGAACTGGAAATGACGATTTAATTATGTCTTTTGCAATGGGATGCTGGATTAAAGATACTGTATTTGTGGAGAACCAAAAGAAAATAGATTATCAAAAAGCATGTGTAAGTTCAATGTTTAAATCTGACAACGTTATAAACACAACCATTCCAGGAATGCAAGGATATAAACCAATAAAGCGATCTAAAGAAATGCAAGAAAGTATAGATCAGCAAAAAGAATTTGTATGGCTTCTTAAAGGATAAGGAAAAAGTATGGCTAAAAAAACAACAAACCCTCGTAATCCAGAATCAGGTTTATTTAAAAGACTGACGAGATTATTATCAGGTCCAATTATTAATTATCGTAGAGAATCTCCGAAAAAGGATAAGAGAAGAAATCTAGATAAATACAAATTTCAATCAGCCAGCGGCAGACAATTTAAAAAGACTTCGTATGATCCCTTTGAAAATCTTACCGCCAATATTATGGCTAATCAGAATCGTGTTGAAAGATATGCAGACTTCGAACAGATGGAATACGAACCGATTATTGCATCTGCAATGGACGTGTATGCTGATGAGATGACAACTTCAAGTGACCTCCAATCCCTTTTGACGATAAAGTGTCCAAACGAAGAAATAAAAAATATTCTTGATAGTCTTTATCGAAAAACTCTCAATATTGAATTCAATCTTTTTGGATGGGCTAGAACCATGTGTAAGTTTGGAGACTATCTTCTGTACCTAGATATAGATGAAGAACTCGGAGTTAGAAATGCAATTGGAATTCCTAATTCAGAAGTAGAAAGACTAGAAGGTTTAGATCCTGAGAATCCAAATTACGTCCAATACCAGTGGAATTCTGCGGGACTAACTTTGGAAAACTGGCAAGTTGCTCATTTTCGTATTCTCGGGAATGATAAGTATGCTCCGTATGGAACAAGCGTTTTGGAACCAGCGAGAAGAATTTGGCGTCAACTGATCCTTCTGGAAGATGCTATGATGGCATACAGAATTGTTAGAGCGCCAGAAAGAAGAGCTTTTTATATTGATGTTGGAAGTATACCGGCACAAGATGTTGAACAATTTATGCAAAAAGCAATGACTCAGATGAAACGTAACCAGGTTGTTGATTCAGGAACTGGTCGTGTTGACTTACGTTATAACCCGCTAAGTATAGAAGAAGACTATTTTATCCCTGTTCGAGGAGGTGAGACAGGTACAAGGATCGAAACAGTTGCAGGCGGATCTTATACTGGAGATATTGATGACGTCAAATATTTAAAAGATAAATTGTTTGCGGCACTTAAAATTCCGCAAGCATATCTTTTTAGAGGCGAAGGAGCAGAAGAAGACAAAACAACTCTTGCTCAAAAAGATATTCGCTTCGCAAGAACAATACAGAGGCTTCAAAGATCGGTTGTTTCAGAACTTGAGAAAATTGGCATTGTTCATTTGTTTACTTTAGGCTTTAGAAATGAGGATTTGATTTCTTTCAAACTTAGTTTAAATAATCCATCTAAAATTGCTGAACTTCAAGAGCTTGAAAACTGGAAAACAAAATTTGATACAGCTAATTCTGCTACAGAAGGATTTTTTAGTAAGCGATGGATTGCTAAGAATGTATTTAATCTTTCTGATGAGGAATTCCAGAGAAATCAGCGTGAACTATTTTATGATCGCAAATTTGAATCTGCTATTGAGGGTGTCGGAGAAGAGGCATCCGGAGAAGAAGCTGGCTTAGGAGGAGAACTCGGAGGAGAACTCGGAGGAGAATTAGGCGGCGAAGAGCTTGGAGGTGATGAACTCGGAGGAGAATTAGGCGGCGAAGAGCTTGGAGGTGAAGAGGAACTTGGCGGTACTGAGGATGCTGGCGCAGAAGCAGAGACAGCTCTTTTAACTCCTCCAGCTAAACGAGATGAAGATTGGTATAAAACTAAGAGAAGAAATGATGGAAAGACTACAACTTCTAAATCAAAAGGAAAGTGGTACACACCCGTTACTTATGATGGTAGAAAAAACACAGCTAGAAAGAGCAATATGAGATCTCAATTTGCTTATGAAACTGGCAAGAATACAAAGAGAAACGTATTTAAAGGAATGTCAGATATATTAGCATTAGGAAGAGGGTTAACTGAGGAAAAAGATACTACTTATAATGAGGAAGTGAAACTATTTGAAGTTAATCACCAAGTTAGAAGTTTGATTGCAGAATTGGAGTTAAAGGATGACGAAACTAAAACACAACAAGAAGCGTAATACGGCTTTTCTTTACGAGTCTTTAATAAGAGAATTAACAAAATCTATTATTAATAAAGATGATGAAAGAAAAGACAAGATTATTTCAGTCATTAAAGAGCACTTTAGTGAGGATACTCTTCTTTATCGTGAATTAAAACTTTATGGCGCTTTAAACGAGACATATAGTCTGTCACCAAATATGGCAGAGAAATTAATTTTTGAAGTTAAAAAAGAACACTCTATTATTGATAAGAAGAAATTGTTCGTTGAGCAAACTAAGTTAATTAATAAAATTAATAAAGTGATATCAAAATCGATTTTTTCAAATTTCGTGCCAAACTATAAAGATTTGGCAACAATTTATCAAGTTTTTAATACTAGCTCAATTAAGAAGAAAGTTCTGCTCGAGCAAAACATATTTGGAAAATTAACTTATAGAAATAAAAGTGATGACACAAATATGAAAACCATGGATACTTTGGTTTATAAGTCTTTTGTCAAGAGATTTAACGGCAAATATTCAGAAAAACTATTAGAAGAACAGAAGGAGCTTTTGAACAAATACATAACTTCCTTCTTGGATAATGGTATAGAACTAAAAGTTTATTTGAATGAGGAAATAGTTAGACTTAAAGAAAACGTTTCTGATGCTTTAAGTTTAAAAGAGATTAAAGAAGACTCAGATATGCTAATGAAAACGAAAGAAGTCATGAATATCCTTGAAAACTTTAAAAAAGAAAAAATTGATAAAGTTTTAATAAACAAAGTTTTGAAAATCCAAAATTTAGTAAAAGAGATTAAAAGTTAATAATGCCCATTACTATTAAAATAAACAAGTTAGGCCCTGATCAGGAACCTATACAAGAAACTATCAGTTTAAACGCCAGAAAAAGTCTAGATGGCAATATAATGATTTTCGATCACAAAGAAATAGATATTGTTGTTATGCCAAAGGCTCAAAAAGTCTTGGCACTAGCCAAAGACAATTTTTCAGATCAAGTATATGATGCTCAAGAAAGATTATTTTCTTTTCTAAGGAAACAAGGAATTGTAGAGATTGCAAATATCCAGGGCGGTAATGTTTATGGTTCACTAGAAGCCAAACTTGCTACACCGATTAATGAAAAGGTAAGTGCTGTAGAATCTGCATTATATAATATATCGAAATATCTAAAAGAAGAAGAAGAATTTTATATGATGTATGAGTACGACGAAGAGGAAGAGATGGAACAATTAACAGATCCAAGCTCAGAGGACTCGACAGAACTAGGAGAAGTTCCACATGAAGAAAGAAAAGGATCTCTTATCCCTGGTTACATTCGCGGGCCATATGGCATGACATCATTTTATAGGTATTAAAGTGGGGTTATTGTACTTTATTCTTTGCGCCTATGGTTTAACGCAAATTTTGGTGTATGGTTCAGTATTCAACAAAATAAGGCCGGAACATCATTTCTTTCATTGTCCCATGTGTGTGGGGTTTTGGGTTGGTGTATTTTTAGTTGGCGTAAACAGGTATACAGAACTATTTATATTTGATAATAATATTGTTAATTATTTTTTGCTGGGATGCTTAAGTTCTGGCACATCTTATATTTTATGCACATTATTTGGAGATAACGGAGTTAAATATGAACACAGATATTTGGACAGCTAAGTGGAGATTGCAACCAGTGAGGCGTTGCTGTAAAGGATCGTGAATATGTCAAAATTATTGCTAAGAGAGTACTATGAACTTTGTGAAGGTGGCGTTTGCCAAGACTTCTTAACTGAAGCTGAAAAGAAAATGGTTAAAGAAGGTCATGTGTTCCTTAGTGGTATTATGCAAAGAGCTGACACAAGAAATGGCAATGGTCGTATTTATCCCGGCGCCATTCTTGAAAGAGAGATGAACAATTACTCAAAACTTGTAAAAGAAAGGCGAGCATTGGGCGAATTAGATCATCCAGATGATTCAGTCATTAATTTAAAGAACGCTTCTCATCTTGTAACTGATATTTGGTGGGACCAAGGCGCCGTTATGGGGAAAATTCAAGTTCTTAATACTCCTTCTGGCCAAGTATTAAAAGAACTTGTAAACGCTGGAGTAAAACTTGGCATTTCTTCGAGAGGGATGGGCTCAGTTCACGAATCTGAAGGAAATACAATGGTTGAAGATGACTTTCAATTGATTTGCTTTGATATGGTTTCAGAACCTTCAACAACCGGTGCTTATATGACACCAAGACAGCTTCAAGAAAATATTGCAAAAGATGTTTTCACAAAAGCTGATAGGATTAATAGAGTATTAAACAATATACTGAGGAAAACTTAGAAATGAAGAACGATAAGCCTGGAAGAGACCTGAAAGAATCCATCAAAGAAGAAATCGAATCTTTTTTTGAGGAAAAAAGGGTTTTAGAAGAGGAAGCTAAAGAGCTTCAAGAAATGCTTGACGAATATGATGCCTTTATTGTAGAAGTAGGACGAATGCAGAAGAATACGCTTGAGGAAGCTGAACTTCAAGAAATTTCTCCATCATTTTACGGAAAAAAGAAATGGGCTCAACTAGCTGATGAGCCTGACGAACCAGAAGCTGCCGGCAAAGCTGAGCCCGGCGCTATTACAAAAGCAGTAGGATGGGCAGGAGAAAAAATGGCGCAAAGAGCGGCTAAAAAGGCAGGAAAAGAAGCTGAAAAGCAAAGCGCCGCCCGCGAGAAGGCGAAAGCAAAGGCAGGCCCAGATTGTGGAGGCGCCCAACGTGAAGAAGAATTAAAATTAGCCGCAGAAAAAGCTCGTAGCCTCTGGACTAAGTTTAAACATTTCATGTCTCGGAATATGGTGACCGGCGGCTCCTTGGAAAAAGGTGGTAAAATTATTGGTAGAGAGAAGATAGCATCTCAGGCTGGTGAACAGATGAGAAAAATTATGAAAAATACCACCAATGTAACATTTCAAGAGTTTGTCAAGCAAATAGATAATTGTTACCCAGATTTTCCAAACATGCCAGACAATGACAACTTTATGGAAGCCATAGAAACTATAAGAATGTCTTATGACTCAGTTAAAGCTGCAGCCGCAAAATATAAACCGGGTGTACCACCAGATAAACAGCCGGAAGGATATTTGGATCCTCATAGCGCACAAATGGTTGTTCAATCTATGCGCAAATATGTGGATCATGTACTTAATTATAAATTAGCAGACACATACAAGCACCTTAAAGAAAATATGGAATATTGCTCTGAAGAAGAAATATCGGAAGCTCAAGAGTTAATTGATAAAATCCTTCTTGAGGTGAGCGAGAAAGACGTTGCAGCAGCATATGGTACGGAAGGAGAAGAATGGGACACGGAAGACCCAGACGCAGAAACAGAAGGTGAGGAAGAAGGCCCTCTTTCTGGTGAATATATGGCAAAAGGCGGTGTACAGAAAGGCCTAGAAAGTCATGTTTTGCCAACTGTTTTAGGTATGTTAGGCGGCTCTTTCACTATGGGGCATTTTATTGCAGCTGCAGCTTTAAAGGATGCGGCGAAGTGGTTCCCATTAGATGCTGCAGATAGAGCTACGTTTGAAAATGATATTGAAATTGGTTTTGAAGAAGGAATAGGTCCAGAGCTTGCAGCATGGGAAGCCGATCCTGAAGGTTACATGCGCGCAATGGCTAAACGCGCCGGCACCGAGGATTGGCGAGATTTGGCCGGGAATATCGATAAAATTGTAAACGAAGACCCGCGCGTTAATTCTCCAGCTGATATTTTTAGAATGTGGGCGTCATCCGATCCTAGGCATAGCGAAAAAGATATTATTAACGCCATAATAGCACAAGAGACAAATTATGAATGGTCCAAACAGGGTGGCCATCCAAGTATTTGGAATCGAAGCGGAGCAATAACTGATAAAGACTATTTGAAACTGGCCGATACAGTAGCAGAAAAGCACGGCCTTGAGCCTGGAGCGGGAAGCGATCTTCTCGGTGCTGTTGTGGGTACCGGTAAGCCTTCAGGCTTCCCTGGCGGCATCAAAATGGAGTTTACGAACCCGAATGGAGATCTTCCCCCGGGCAGCGGCGGAGGCGCCACACGCGGCCCGTATGGGATGTATCCTTCACCTAACCAACCAAATTCTGCTGGTTTAAACCCGGGTTCCTCCGAATCAGTTAACCAGCTTTGGAAAGATTTCGACGCAGCTGCAGGAGCAAATGCTGATAAATTTGCCAATATGAGTCCTGAAGCTTATGAAGCTTATGCATCTAAAAAACAATCTGTAAATGCAATTCAAGGATTATTGAGTTTGCCCAATGGAACTTTGATTGCTCTAGCAACAAAAACAATAGTACCGATAATAGTTTTGGTAGCTACTAGAAGGTTTGTTGTCCAGGCCGGCGGAAAAGCGGTTGCCATGGCAGGCCTAGGAGTTAACCCACTGCTTATGTATGCCGGCATCGCAGGTATCGCTTCAGGCCTCGGCGTCGCAGCCGCTCGAGCAAAGGGTCGAAAATCATCTAGAGCGAAACAACTCATGGATTTCCAAGCTTACCTAAAAGATATTCCTGTTCCGGAGGGTCTCGAGGTAGAACTTTGTCCAGATGGAATAACAGTGAAAGATGTGGAAAAGTGGCCAGAGACAAACGGTTGCCCACCAGAAGACATTAAAGATCCAGGTACTATAATGCAACCCACAATAATAAGTCTTGATAATGATAGGGTGAAATATTGGCATAGTACTGCGAAACAATCAGGTGCGATTGCGAAGCACGCGATGAAATTCAAAAGAATACAAGATCAGGTAATTATCGGGAGGACCTCTAAAGAAACATCGGACGCGCTCGACCGCGCTCTTGGGGGCTCTAAGGGATCTCCCGGTATCGAAGAACAGGAGTTTCGAGGACCGGTCCAAACGACCGCGCTTCCAAAAGCAGCCAAAGGAGGCAAAGGATCCGGGCGGAAAAACACCGGCCTTCCGGGCGGAAAGCACAAAAGTTACGACGCCATCGTAAAAGCCGCTCAATATGGCGAACGCCGCGTCCTACCATTTTTTGTAATCGATGCCAGTATTTATGGCGATGTAGCGGAAGTTTTTGCCACTAATGCGCCCAAGCTAAAGAAGGTTGGCGAAAATGAAAGTCTTGTGAAAAAAATTGCCACAGTGTTGTTGGGGACTATGGTCAAAAACAAGAAAAAAGTTACAGCCGAAGAAACTTTGAAAGTCATTGCAGCAGTATATAAAGGTGAACTTGGCGACGCGGCCACATCTCCTGCCGCTCTAGAACTTTTTAAAGAAATAGCTATTAAGTTTCAAGCTATCGGTGTAGTTGAAAGTGATGAATTTCCCGAGACGAAGCCACCACCAGTTCCAGCAGGAGCTGGCGGCGAGGCTCCGCTTTCTCCTGAAAAGAAGCCAGGTGCAACTCCTGCAGGGGATCCAAAACAATTAGAGCTTCCACTTCAAGAGTCCAAAACATTTGATCGCTGGAAAAAGATGGCTGGAATTTTAAAAGGTTAAGTAATGAAAAAAACAGATCTTAAAAAAGTGCTAAAACCACTTATTAAAGAATGCGTAAAAGAAACTCTTTTCGAAGAAGGCATTTTATCTAGTGTCATCGCAGAAGTTGTAAAGGGACTTGGAACAACACAACAATTAGTTGTTGAGCAGGAACAAAATAACGAAGATGAGATTAAAAAAATGCAGTTGCAAGAGAGACAAAAGAGATCTCAAAAGATAAATGAGACAAGAAAAAAGATGTTAGATGCCATTGGCAAAAGCTCTTATAATGGAGTCGATTTGTTCGAAGGTACAGCTCCAATAGCAAGTGCCGGCAACCCAGGCGAGTCGACTTCGCCACAAGGTGCTCTTACTGGCGTCGACCCGGGAGATCCTGGAGTTGACATATCAGGTCTTATGAAAAATGCCGGTGTATGGAAAACACTAGCGAAAGGATAAGAAAAATGAAATCAATCAATGTAGAAACAGTTGTTAGAAAAGGCGAAAATATCGAAAGAGCGATAAAAAGATTTACAAAAAAGGTGAAGAAAGAAACTATTATAGAAGATACTAGAGAAAGACAATATTATGAAAAGCCATCTGAAATTAAAAGACGGCTCAAAAAGAGAAGAAAAGCTACTCTAGACAAGTTGAAAGCGAAACAAGAAACTAATTAGTAAAAGAACTGCGACTAGGAGAAAAATATGCCACATAATTATCAATCAGGGTTAGGAAATTCAGCTGCCTATATGGTTTCTGGTCAACCATTCATAACCGGGTCATCGGATGTTGGTAAGCATCAAGAAGTTAAAGTTGAGTTTCCAAGAGTGACAAACAACTTTACAATTGTCGCTTCCGGTTCAGGTGCCACCCCAAAAATAAGAGTACATTTTAATTCTACTAGTTCTGCTGCAACAATTGGAAACCATGGGTTTGTTCACGGACCAGGTTCAGCAAATGTTATTAAGGCTCATCATTATATTCAATTAGATGGCGATGAAGAATCGATGAACTTTCCCGTTAAATGCAAAGAAGTTTACATTACTGCTTTAAACGATGGTTCTGGCTTCCAGTTGTTTGCATCGCTAACCGGCATTGATGCTGGTTCAATGTATGATCTTACAGGATCTGGTCTAACAACTGATCTTGATAATGGAACAACTTAATTTAAGGAGAATGTGTTAATATGCCTAGTAATTTTGGTTCAAGTGGAGGATCATTCGAATCCAGTCCGGTCGATCAGCCAATCGATACTTCCGGAGTAGTCTCTGGTTCAGGCGGTCTTGAAATCGCAGGAGCTGTTCACTTTAGTAATACTTTGGGTGTTAGCGGGTCTCTAACCGGTTCTACTATAACAACTACTGGCTCAATATATATACAAGATGGCGATCTTAATATTAGAACTAATAGTACTACCGATTCACATGCTGCGGACATTAATTTCTATAAAAGTGGACATAATACTGACGGCGGACATACTGTAGTTGCAGCCGATGAACGTTTGGCAAATATCGCATTTCATGGTTCTGATGGAACAGATTTTGCAGAAGCTGCAAAAATTTATGTTGAAGTAGATGGAACACCTGGAAATAATGATATGCCAGGACGGTTGGTTTTTGCGGTTACTGATGATGGCCAGCAGTATGTGGCCGAGGCTGCGAGAATCGACAAAACAGGCAGTTTTGTTATTGGGCAAGAGTACGCTGCAGGGGCACTGGGTATTAATGTGTCTCCTTATTCAGGATCAAATTTTGGTGAAGGCCAAAAATATCCAACAATACATGCTAGTGGAGGTTTTGGAAGTCTTATTGTTTATGATCGTCAAATTAACGTTGGCAGCATGTTCGATGATCGTCAATACAATCCAAATTCAAATTATGCAGGATCGCAAACTGGCCATGTAAGTGAAATGGTCATTCGCCCCTCTGGCAGTACTAGATCCACTCTTGTTGGAGCAACAAACGAAACTCCGGTGGATCTAGCCCTTATGGCACACACTAATAGTCTCGGATACCACGGCAACATTCAGTTTTATACGAGCCCGGGCTCAGATCTTCCTTTCGCCACTATGACTCACAACCTTGCCCATGGGCAATCATGTCTCTTCTTAAGTCAATCTGCAGGATACAAACAAATTGTTTCTGGATCGGGAATGCATGGCGTTTCTTTGGATGTCAACGGAACGACCGTTCTGTCTGGAGGCTACGGCAGGGCTCTAGTAGCCAATGTCCTAGACGTCTACGCCGCTGCTAGTTTTTATAATTGGGGCGGCGCCGCTGGGAATAAAGGTATAGAAATAGCAGCTGGAAAAGGATCATCAATTTCGCAGGGTGATTGCAAATACATAGAGTTCTACAGTGGTTGGTTCGCCGCCCATGGAGGGATTCAGAACGGATCTACAGCTGCAAATCCTGAATTTTTTAATGGTTCAGATCGCAGAATTAAACGTGATATTGCGCCAACACAAGTTAATGGGTTAGAGATAATTAATAACTTAGAGTTGATTGAGTTCAAGTGGGAGCCTAAATTCAGTACATATCAAGAAACAAACAAAATTGGTTTTCTTGCCCAAAATTGTGAAAACGTATATCCAGAAATGGTTTCTGAAAATGAACATAAAGATTATGATTTTGATATAAAGAATGTGATGAAAGGAGAGCTTATACCAGTGTTGGTTAAAGCTATGCAAGAACAGCAAAAAATCATTGAAGATCTACAAGCAAGACTTGAGAAATTGGAATAATAATATAAAATGTCATTTACTGTTAAAACAAACTATTTATTTATGCATATTTCCCTAGGAGTAAACTAAATGTCCGATATGTTAGAAAAGGCAATTGTTGATGCCGAAGCTTTAAAAGAAGCTGCTTTAAAAAACGCAGAAGCAGCGATTGTTGAGAAGTATTCTCATGAGATTAAAGAGGCTGTTAGTTCTCTACTAGAGCAACCTGAAGAAGATCCTTTTGCAGAGGAGGAAATGGGCGGCATGGAAGATCTCGGCGCCGAAGGCGAGGAGCCTACCGAAGAAGAAGCCCCCGACATGCCAGATGCGGCTACAGAAGGGGGCGATTTATGCCCTTGTCCTGAATCTGGAGAGGTGGTAGATATCAATTTGACAAAATTAGCAGAAGAACTTGAAGGTGAAGATATGAATCCTGATGAATTAATCGATAGAGAAGAACTGGCTGATGAATTAGCCGAAGAAGTTGAAGACGATTCTGAAGAAGGCACCGAAATCGATTTAAGCGAAGAAGAATTAAATGACATTTTGGAAGCTTTAACAGTTGATATTAAACAGGTCCCATCCGGTGTTCCAGGCGGTGGTTCCAACAGCATTAGAAATAAAGAAAATGCAGATATTGCTCTCGCGCAAGAAGCTGAAGAGGAAGAATTGGAAGAAGAAGAAAATCCGCTTCCAATGGCACGAGAAAAAGAATATCAAAAAAGAGTTGAATCTTTAGCTTCAAAAAATAATAAACTTTTAGAGAAAAATGAAAAATATAAGAATTTGCTTATGCAGTTGAAGGATAAACTTGAAGAAGTCAATCTTTCAAATGCTAAGCTTTTGTACACGAATCGTGTTTTGGGTAGCACCTCCCTGAATGAGCGACAAAGAAAGAAAATTGTCGAAGCTCTGTCTAAGGCTGATTCGGTTGAAGAAGCGAAAGTTATTTATGAAACACTTCAAAGCGCTGTGGGTGTCTTGCGTAAGCGAGCACCAAAATCACTAAGCGAAGCAGTTCAGCGCTCTTCAACAACTTTGCCTCGTCGTAATAGCGAGACAAAGAAAGCGGATCCAGTTAAAGATCGTTGGAAGACTTTAGCTGGTCTATCTTAAAAACAGTTTAAAAGGAGGAAAAATTATGTCTGTTTTAGAAACCCTTACTGAGGGTATTGTTAATAGGGACCTCCAGAAAGAAGGTGCTACTCTGCTTGAGAAGTGGGAAAGAACCGGACTTCTAGAAGGTCTTACTGAGGACTCCACGCGTAATGGCATGGCTCGTCTTCTTGAAAACCAGGCCAAGGAGCTTCTTCGCGAAGCTTCTACTATGGGCGCTGGTGGTGACGTGGAAGGCTTTGCAGCCGTCGCGTTTCCGATTGTCCGCCGAGTTTTTGGTGGGCTCATTGCTAATGATCTTGTATCTGTGCAACCAATGAGTCTCCCGTCTGGACTCATTTTCTTTCTAGACTTTCAGTTTAATAAAAATCGTCTAGATCTCGTAGCTAACGAGTCACTTTTTGGCGGCGGTAAAGTTGGTCAGCAAATCACTGGGGGTATGAACCTTGATGATGAGAACGCTGAAGATGGCTTTTATTCCTTGAATAATGGTTATTCTTCCCCAACTGGTAGTGCGTCTAGTGTAGTAGTGACGGTTGTTGCTTCTGGTACCGCTGGAATTGGCGAGGCAACGTCAAATTCGGGTCTAGCTTCCACCCAGGAAGACATTAGTGCCACTTATACTGCTCTTGCTGATAAGCTGGTACAGTTTGATCCAGATCTTTCTGGCTCTTCATATGTAGCGGCAACAGTTCCGCTCTCGTCCTTGGTAGATAGCACCAATAGTACCAGAATCAATAAGCACAATCTTGTTGCGCTTAGTGCTTCTGATTATGAGCCTGGAGCTACCAAATCTGGCTATCTGGTACGTCGTTTGACGCGTCTTGATCCTACTCAAACAGCAGGAGAAGAGACGAAGGTGCTTATTATCTTTGCCAATAGTGGTTCTACCGTAACTGAGGCAGCTGGAGCGATTCCAGTGGCCTCCGCCGGTTCTATCGCTAACGTGTCAAGCTCAGTTGGCTATACACACAACTTCTCTTTCCCGATTGTTGACAACTTCGAGGGAACTGTTGCTGCTTCCGCTGGAAACACAATTGGTTCTATCGTTGGTCAAGATCAATGGGGACTTGAAGCTGATGCTGAAATCCCTGAGATTGACATCAAGGTCGATAGCGTGTCCGTGACGGCGATGACCAAGAAACTGAAGGCCAAATGGTCTCCGGAACTCGGTCAGGACCTTAATGCGTATCACAACCTCGATGCAGAGGTTGAGCTTACTGGTATCCTTTCAGAGCAGATTGCTCTTGAAATTGATCGCGAGATTCTTGAGGATCTTGTGAAGGGTGCTACTGCTGGTACGTACTATTGGTCACGCCATGCTGGTAAGTTTGTTGCCCGCTTGACCGGTAAAGAAGTAGGCGCTGCTACTGCAGCACCTGATTTCACCGGTACTGTGTCTGAATGGTATGAGACTCTTGTCGAGACCATTAACGATGTGTCTGCTCAGATCCATCGTAAGACGCTTCGCGGTGGGGCTAACTTTATCGTAGTGAGTCCCGAGGTTGCTAATATTCTTGAATTCACAGCTGGCTTCCGCGCCGATGTAACAGGTGATGCTGACAGAGGTACGGTTGGTACTGTCAAGACTGGTAGCCTTAGCAAGAAGTGGGACGTATACGTTGATCCTTACTTTACTAGGAATCTTGTTCTTGTTGGACGCAAGGGCGGATCATTCCTTGAAAGTGGGTATGTGTATGCTCCATATGTACCACTTCAAGTCACTCCTACAATCTTCGGTGTAGAAGACTTCGTGCCCCGCAAGGGTGTCATGACGCGTTACGCCAAGAAGATGGTTCGTGCAGATATGTACGGTCTTGTTGTTGTGACTGATCTAGTCTAAAATAACTTTTTTCGAAAAGTTAGACTAATCTAAGCCCCGGGGTTCGCCCCGGGGCTTTTTTATATAAGAATAATTCATATCAAGGGTTTTACTTTGGTGCGAAACTATTTAGTGTGTAGGAGAATCTAATGAATGGCAGTCCCAACTTTAACCCCATCAAGTACGACAAGCGCAGTAAGGCTTCCAGCCACTGGTACTGCCGGTCACGTAGCTTCAGTAGTGCCTTTTGGCATGTACACCGGTTCTGCTGAATTTCTACAAGGCGCAGCTGCCCAAGTCGCATATACTTATAAAAAATTAGGTGGAGATGTATTAGATATTGAATTATCATCTTCAAACGTATATGCTGCATATGAAGAATCTGTTTTAGAGTATTCTTATATTGTTAATATACACCAAACAAAGAATGTTCTAGGAAGTGTATTAGGAGATACAACAGGGTCTTTTGATTATCGTGGGCAATTAAAAAACAACTCAACTCTTTCTTCTAGTTTATCCTCTGGACAAGTAGAAGATGGAGAGTTTGTACATGCAGGGGCGGGAGCAGCATTAAAATATCCTAGATTTAGACTCTCATACGAGAAACGAGTTGGTCATGGAGTTGGGAACGAGATTGGACTAGGAGGAGATAAGTTTGAATATTCAGCTTCATTTTCTACTCTCAATGGTCAACAAGATTATGATTTGCAGGCTATTATATATTCTGCATCAGTCGATTCTGACAATTCTTATTTCCCATTTTACAATAAGGCAGACAAAAGAAAACTTACAGTTAGACAAGTTTATTATAAAACACCGCATGCAATGTGGAGGTTTTATGGCTACTATGGTGGTCTAAATACAATTGGCAATCTACAAACTTATGGCCAATGGGCAGATGATTCACAGTTTCAAATTGTCCCAGTGTGGCAAAACAAACTACAGTCTAAAGCTTTTGAAAGTGCAATATATACAAGAAATTCACACTATTCTTATGAAATAAAAAACAATCAACTTAGACTTTTCCCACCTTCAGCCGTTGTAGGACCTACTAAAATATGGGTTAAGTTCACAATAGATGAAGATGCGTGGGGTGATGCAGATCATGATAGAACTATTGGCACTGATGGTATTAATAATATGAACACGGTACCGTTTGCTAATATTCCATATTCTAGTATTAATTCTATTGGTAAACAATGGATTCGCAGATTTGCCCTATCTATAACAAAAGAAATGTTGGCTCAAGTTAGAGGAAAGTTTCAGACTATTCCGATACCAGGGGAGTCTGTAACATTAAACGCGAGTGATTTGTTGTCGCAAGCAAAAGAAGAACAAGAAAAGTTAAGGGAGGAGCTGAAGACTACGCTTGATGAGTTAACCTATAGCAAGCTAGCAGAGGCAGATGCTGCTATTCTGGAGTCAACAAGAAACGTTCAGCAGAAAATTCCAATGACAATATTTGTAGGATAAATTTAGAAAATGGCTCACGAAGAAAATAAATGGTCTCAACCAACGCAGCCTCCTCCACCATTATTTGTTGGAAAGAAAGAGCGCAATTTGGTAAAGCAGGTTAATGATGAGTTGATCGAGAGAGTTATAGGCCAACAAGTTTTGTACTATCCCATAAGTATAGAACACACTAATTTTCATTCATTATATGGAGAAGCAATTGACAAAACATTTTTACCTCCAGTAAGAGTTTATGCTCTAGTAGAATGGGAAAACTTAGAAACATCTTGGATGCCTAGCGTTGGTGTTGATAAACAAAGTTCAATAATCGTTCATTTTCATAAGAGAAGATTGACCGAGGACCAAAATTTATTTGTGAGAGAGGGAGATTTTGTTCTATATGGCGAGATTTATTATGAGATTGTTTCTTTGAACGAGCCAAAACAACTATTTGGCCAAATTAACAATAGAATGGAAATAACTGCTAAATGCATACGCGCTCGACAGGGGCTTTTCTAATGCCAACTAGACATAAACATACAGGTATTGAAGATCCTAACATAGTTGAAGAAAGGATAATTACACCATCTACTCTAGAAACTATTGATACGGCGATGTACGAGCATATTGATAAAAATTTAAATATATATGCCACAACAAACAAAGGCTGGAAAAAAACAGAAGTAATTTGGGTAGCGTCAGAAAGAGTACATCAGACAAAAAATAGATCAGAAATAAGGAGTATGTCTGGTTCTATTATATTGCCAGTGATTACTGTGGAGAGAGCTTCTGTAGTTAAGGACCCATCTAGAAAGGGTATTTTTTACGGACATGTCCCTCCAGTTTCTGATGAGAAAGGCGGTTCAATAACAATTGCTAAAAGAATAAACCAAGACAAAACAAAGAACTTTGCTAACGCGGATGCGTTCAGAACAAAAGGGCAAAATACTTTTCCTACGAAAAATAAGAAAGTTGTTTACCAATCAATTTCAATACCAATGCCTGTTTATGTTGACATAACTTATACTGTTACATTGAGAACAGAATATCAGCAGCAAATGAATGAGATGGTTACTCCTTTTATTACGAAAACTGGAGGCATAAATTATTTTCTTCTTAAGAAAGATGACCACAGATATGAAAGTTTTATACAACAAGACTTCACGCAGGATAATAATATATCTTCCATGGATACTGATGAAAGAATGTATCAGACAAAAGTTGACATTAAGGTATTAGGCTATCTTATCGGAGAAGGCAAGAATCAAGAGCAACCAAAAGTGGTTATAAGAGAAAATGCAGTAGAGGTCAAAATGCCCAGAGAACGAGTTATTATGGGAGATATTCCAGAGCATGTTGACAAGCGTGGATTTTATCGAGATTAAGATGGATTTTCAGTCTTCCACAAACTATTTATTAGAGAATTCACTTTACATTTGTGTCCTAGAGGAGAGCATAAAACATGACAGCTAAGAAATTTAAGTTCGTTTCACCAGGCGTCTTTATTGACGAGATTGATAACACACGACGTACAAATATCGGA